TCTCAACGCGAAATTTTTTCCCAAAACTAAAGTTTCTAGGAGGTGAGGACCATGCCAGGAGGTCGGCCGCCAAAACCGATTCAACTAGTCCAAGGACATCGAACCAAAGCAGAAAAAGAAATCCGGGCCAAGGCGGAGAAAGAACTCCTGACAGGCGTCTCCCTGAAAGAGTGGCCCGAGGTGCGAGCCAACCCAGTCTCACACAAAGAGTTCTCCAGGATAAAGAAGCTGCTGCGGTCCATTGGCCAAGACGACGATCTCTATGGAGCCGTCATCAATACTCACTGCAAGTTGAAGGCTGAAGAGTCCCAAATACTGGAGGTCAAAGACAAATTCATCAAGACCCTGGACGAACTCGAAGAGAAGGTCGCTGCTGAAGAAATGCCTTGGTCTGATTACATGAAACTAAAGGTGAAGATCCAGGGTCAGATTCTTAGCTGCGATAAAGCCATCATGCAAAAGAGGAAGTTGATGCTGGATATCTCCAAGGAAAATATCATGACCATTCAATCGGCTCTGCGTTCAATCCCTAAGAAGGAACAGCCAAAACAGGAGAGCCCCATGGCATCCTTCCTAAAACGAAGGCAGGCTGGTATGAATGCCACATAACAAGGACAGGGCGCTTGAGCCAATTGAGTTCATCCAAATGCTTAATTTGGTTGACGATTTCTATGGTCAACCTTTTGTCTTGTTAGACTGGCAGCACGAAGTACTATGGGATGTCTACGGAACGCTCGACGAAAAAGGCTACAGGCAATACCGCTTCGCCTACCTAGAGATACCCAAGAAGAACGGAAAAACCAGTCTGATTGCCGGATTGGCTCTTTACCACCTAACGTGCGATCCGCCGGGAGGGCAAATTTACTGCTGTGCTGCTGACCGCGGGCAAGCTGAACTTGTTTATAAAGCGGCATGTGGCATGAGGGACCAGAATGAGGACCTCAAAGAGATCCTAAAACTCACTGACAGCAAAAAGGAGATTAAGAACGAGCTTACCGGCACGATTTTAAAAGTGCTTTCCGCTGAGGCATATAGCAAGCACGGCCTGAACCCGACGGTGGTCATATTCGATGAACTCCACGCTCAGCCGAACAGAGATCTCTGGGATGTAATGACCTTCGGCGCCGGCGCTGCTCGAAAAGAGCCCTTGTGGTGGGTCATAACTACTGCCGGAGACGACCCGGACCGACATTCGATCGGATGGGAAGTTCATGAATATGCCAGAAAAGTGAGAGACGGAGAATTTGCCGATCCTACTTGGTACGTCAAGATCTACGGGGCTCCAGAAGAGGCGGATATATTCGATGAAAAAGTGTGGTATGCGGCCAATCCCTCGTTGGGGCGTACTATCGAGATCGAAAAAGTCCGCCAGGAAGCACTGGCGGCTAGAAACAGCGAAAGCGCAGAGCGACTTTTTCGGTGGTTACGCCTGAACCAATGGGTATCTGTCAAGCGCGTCGGCTGGCTGCCATTAACATTGTGGGATCAAACCGTAGGCAAGTGGAGCCCCGCGGAACTTATCGGCAAAACATGTTATGCAGGGCTAGACCTTTCAAGTACAACAGACCTGACCGGCCTGGCCTTATTGTTTCCGCCTCAAGAAGGGGTACCCGATTGGAGAGTAATCTTCGAGGCCTGGATCCCTGAAGACAACATGAAAGAGCGAATTGCAAGGGACGGCGTTCCTTATGACCGCTGGGTGAAAGACAAGTATCTGCATGCGACACCGGGGAATGCAGTCGATTATGAGTTTGTCGAGGCTCGGATACTGGCGGCATCAAAACAATACAACATGAAGTATCTATGCCCTGATCCCTGGAACAGCCGGATGCTGACCCAGCGCCTTGGCAAAGAGGGTATTGAAGTTGCAGAAATAAACCAGAACAAGGCTTTTATGTCGCCGGCAATGAAGGAAATCGAGAGATCGCTTCGGACCGGCAAATTAACACACGAACCGCATCCGGTGGCGCGCTGGTGCTTTGGCAATGTTGTTGTTGACATCGACGGCAACGAGAATATCAAGCCGATGAAAAACAAGTCGAAGGACAGGATTGACGTTATCGTGGCGTTGATTAACGCGATGGCCTGGGCTGTTCGGCAAGAGAATATCGAAGAGTCCGTCTACGAAATTCGCGGCATGAGAAGCCTGTAAGGGAGGTGGCAAGCTTTTGGGCGTAAAACAAAGAATCGCAAAGTATTTTGCTCAGACCCTCTTCGAAGAATATGTTCGTAGGTTTCTCGCTGGAGATGATGTCCCAGATGACAGTGTCTTTTCATACCGAACGGATCCCCAAACAGCCATGAAGTATACGGCTGTTTTTGCTTGTGTACGGGTGTTGTCTGAAACCTTGGCCGGCACGCCGATAATGCTCTACCGGAAAAAGGACAATGGAGACAGGGAAACCCGGAATGACCTGGCGGTTTACGATATCCTGCATAACCAGCCCAACGAAGAGATGTCTCCATTCAACTTCAAAGAAGCCTGTATGGTAGCGCTTAACCTAGGCGGGAATGCGGTTAGCCAAAAACTGGTCAGTAAGTATGGGGAGTTAATTGGTCTTTATCCATACGAATGGCCAAAGGTAGATATTACCCGGAATCCTACAACGAACAGGCTGGTTTACAAGATTCGTGATGGCACAAAACAACTCAATTTACCTCGCGACCAGGTATTTCACATTCCTGGATTGAGCATGGATGGTGTGGTTGGACTTTCGCCAATCGAGTATGTCTCGTCGGCTATTCAGCTGGGTCTTTCCTATGAGAGGTTTGGCGTGAACTTCTATAAGAACGGAGCAAACGCCAGCGGTGTATTGGAGTTTCCACATTCACTAACAGACCAGGCTTTTGAACGGTTAAAAAAAGACTTCGCCAAGAATTATCAAGGCCTCGCAAATACGGGTAAGCCGATCATCCTCGAAGATGGCGGGAAGTTCAACCAGTTAACCATTAAGCCGGCCGATGCTCAATTAATCGAGAATAAAAAGTTTCAACTGGAAGATATCGCTCGGATTTACCGGGTGCCTTTGCATTTAATCCAAAACCTTGACCGGGCCACCAACAACAACATTGAGCATCAGAGCCTTGAGTTTGTCATGTACACCATGCTGCCATGGTTTAAGCGCTGGGAAGAAAACATCAACATGCAGCTGCTTGCTCCACTGGAACGCCGGGCTGGGTACTATGTTGAGTTCAAGATTGATACATTGTTGCGTGGTGACATAATGTCCCGCGCTCAGGCGTATGCTTATGGCCGTCAATGGGGATGGCTTAGTGTCAATGACATCCGGAAGCTTGAGAACATGCCCCCAATTCCGAACGGAGACATTTACCTAACTCCTGCAAATATGATGGAGGCGGGGACACAGAAGACCCAGGATATCAAGGCCACGGCCGAAGAAATCTACAAGATGATTACAGAAAGGGGTGAAAAGAGTGCCTAAGAAGAATAAAAAGTTTTGGCAGTTCCGGGCTAAGGCGGATACTGGTCAATCTGAAGGAGAACTGTTATTGTACGGCGACATTAGCGAAGCATCTTGGTGGGGCGATGAGGTAACGCCCAAGCAATTTAAAGAGGATCTGGACGCCTTGGGAGATATAAGCGTTTTGAACGTTTATATCAACTCGGGCGGCGGGGATGTCTTCGCCGGTCAGGCAATACACTCCATGCTGAAACGGCATAAAGCACAGGTAAAGGTATACGTCGACGGCTTAGCCGCCAGCATCGCTTCTGTAATCGCGATGGCTGGCGACATCGTTTATATGCCCAAAAATTCAATGATGATGATCCATAACCCGTGGACAATTGCCATGGGCAACGCTGAAGACTTCCGGAAGTTGGCCGACGACTTGGACAAGATCCGCGAAAGCCTGGTTATTGCTTACCAGGATAAGTCGGGCTTGGAGCGGGACAAAATTATCGAACTGCTCAATGCCGAGACCTGGATGACGGCCGAAGAGGCGGTTTCCTACGGTTTTGCCGACGAAATCGAAGAGACCAAACAATTGGCAGCGTCTGTGGGCAATGGGCGACTGACTGTAAATGGCCAAATGTTCGATTTAAGCCGGTATCGCAACCCGCCAAAATTGGCATTAGTTCCGGAGGTAATCAAAGCTGGTGTAGTGCCAAGCGACGTGTCCCGGAAGAAGGCTCCGGAGGATGAATCCTGGGAAGCTCCAACGCTATCCGACTTTACGGATAAAGCTTGGGACGATCTAACGGACAGCGAAAAGGAAGATATTGCTGGTCATTATGCTTGGGCCGCCGAGATGCCGCCCGAAACCTTTGGAGACTTAAAATTACCTCATCATAGGGCATCGGACGGTGCCGTAGTGTGGCAAGGGGTTGCAAACGCCGCAGCGAGGCTCTCTCAGTCCGACATCCCGGCGGAAGACATTCAAGAGGTCCAGAACCATCTTGGTAGTCACTATAAGCAATTTGGCAAGACACCTCCTTGGGAGCAAGAATCTACCTTACAGGGGAAGATTCGCAACCAAGGCAGAACCCTATCCGCTGCTAATGAGCAACGTATTCGGCAGGCGCGCGACTTACTGGAGGAGGTTCTAGCCCAACTCGATGATGGCGGAGAGAACAGCAATGACCAACTACCGCGGCAACCGCCGGCGGACCATCAGCAACAATTGCCGGTTGACCTATATCAGGCCCAAATTTTAATCAATAGGAGGCGATTAGCCAATGTTTAAAGATCTACTCAAAAAGAAAATCGATGCCCAACAAGCCCTCATCCAAGCTGCGCTGGATGCCGGAAGAGGGTTGACCGTTGAAGAGCAGGCCCAATTTGATGCTTTGCAGACCGAAATCGAAAACCTGGAGAAGACCATCGCAGCACAGAAAGCAGTCGATGAGAGGAACGCTTCCCTGGCCACTCCGGTCAACCCGCCTGTATATGCGCAACCAAAATCTAAAGATGAAAAGCCCTGGAAGAGCTTCGGCGAACAGCTTCTCGCTGTGGTTAATGCAGCCCGCCCGGGTGGATCTGTTGATCCCCGGTTGTCGGTAAAAGCGGCTTCCGGGCTCAATGAGCAAGTTGGCAGTGACGGCGGATTCCTTGTTCAGGAAGACTTTACCACGGAACTCCTTAAGAGGGCCTACGATACCGGCGTCCTGGCCAGCAAGTGTCGTAAAATTCCCCTCAGTACGAATGCCAACGCTCTGAAAATTAATGCCGTTGATGAAACCAGCCGGGCCAATGGTTCGCGTTGGGGCGGCATCCAAGCTTACTGGGAAGGCGAAGCCGATCAGCTAGCTGGAAGCAAGCCTAAGTTCCGGCAAATGGAACTCAACCTGCGTAAACTGACTGGTCTGTGTTATGCGACGGATGAGCTTCTTACTGATGCAGCAGCACTACAAGCTGTCATTTCTGATGCGTTCGCGGAAGAGTTTGGGTTTAAGATCGATGACGCCATCATCAATGGCACCGGCGCCGGTATGCCTTTAGGCATCATGAACAGCAAAGCGCTGATTCAAGTGTCTAAGGAAAACGGCCAAGCTGCCGGCACTATCAACATTCAAAACATCGTGAAAATGTGGTCCCGTTGCTGGGGGCGGTCCCGCCAAAATGCAGCTTGGTATATTAACCAAGATATCGAGCCTCAACTTTATACCATGAGCTTGGCAGTAGGCACTGGCGGTATCCCGGTTTACATGCCTGCGGGTGGTGTATCTGGGCAACCCTACAGCACCCTGTTCGGCCGCCCTGTAATTCCCCTTGAGCAGTGTCAGACTCTTGGCACCCTCGGAGATATCATTCTTGCCGACCTGAGTCAGTATCTCCTGGTCGATAAAGGCGGCATTAATGCTGCTTCCAGCATCCATGTCCGCTTCCTGTATGATGAACAGGTGTTCCGGTTCATCTACCGGGTTGACGGACAACCGATTTGGAATCAACCCCTGTCACCGTTCAAAGGCTCGAATACCCTGAGTCCGTTTGTGGCTCTCCAAACCCGGTCCTAATTTGATAAACGGGAGGTAAAAACACATGTGTTATATTCCGGAATGCTGCAAAATTGTTGAAGCTATCACCCCTCAAGCTGGAGGCGCAATCACTGGCGACTACGTTTCCCTCCGAGACGTGGAAGACTGCTATGTCGTAGTCCATATTGACCAGGCGGCCGCGGCTCAGGTTGCTATCACTATTGAGCAGGCCCAAGATGTGGCTGGCACCAACAGTAAGGCAATAACCAATGCCGTGCCGATCTGGGCCAACGAAGACTGTGCTACTTCCGACGCTTTAGTTCGACAAGCTGATGCCGTTTCCTATACTACGAGCGCTGCGATCAAACATAAGATTGTTATTTTTCAAGTTAATCCAGCGCATCTGGATGTCAACAACGGTTTTGACTGCATTACAGTCAAAACTGCAGCATCCGATCCGACCAATATTACTGCTGCTCAATATGTGTTGGCCGACCTGCGTTATGGCGGCAATACTCCGCCGAGCGACACGGTTGACTGATAGGTAATCAGGGGGGGGGCGGCACTAAGTCGCCCCTAATTTCTTGAAGGGAGCGAAATGCCGTGATGAATCTGGTGCTAAAAACTCCATCGGCTATTGAGCCCCTTTCTCTGCCCGAGGTTAAAACGTTCCTGCGGCTGGATGACGGTCTGACTGTAGATGATGACTACATCATAGCTCTCATCACAGTTGCTCGGGAATACTGCGAGTCGTTTCAAAACCGCGCATATATTACACAAACCTGGCAACTTAGTTTCCATTACTGGCCAGACTATGTGATCCATATTCCGCGAGGGAGCTTACAGAAGGTTAATTCTATTACTTATAAGGATTCAACTGGAGCGGAAACCACATTGACTGAGAATGTGGATTATGTTGTCAGTACTCGCGGGGTGCTGGGTAGGGTTACGCCGGTTTTTGGCAGACCTTGGCCACCGTTTATTCCGTGGCCACTGGATGCTGTGGTAATTGAGTTTGTCTGTGGCTATGGCGATACCTCCGATAAGGTACCGGAAAAGGTTAAACAGGCTATGAAACTGTTGATTGCTCACTGGTACGAGCGGCGGACGCCGTTGCCCGAGACAGGGCAAGCACCTGGTGAGATTGAATTTGCCGTATCAGCGCTACTGTGGCAGGACCGCATTGTGCCGGCATAGAGGTGAGATTATTGGACCCAGGAAAACTAAGACACCGCATTACAATCCAAGAACCAATATCTATACAGGATACCTATGGCCAGCCGAATGTATGGATTGATGTTGGCGCGCCTTCTGGTATTGGAAATATTACTGACGAAGTTATAACGGCGGCTATTGCTGAGCCATGGGCAGATGTTGCAACCATTTGGGCATCAATCGAACCGCTTAGCGGCCGGGAGTTTTTCGCAGCTCAGCAGGTTAATGCCGAAGTAACTACCCGGATAAGAACTCGGTATTTAGCTGGGATAAAATCATCTATGAGAGTTGTTTACGGTTCTCGGATCTTTGATATTCAGTCAATAATTGATATTGAAGAACGCCACACGGAAATGCACCTGATGTGCAAGGAGCTACCCCAAAATGGCTAACGATATTTTTGGCGTAAAAGAGGTTAAAAAACTACTGGAAGAAGCGGGAAAGGCTCCTGCAAAAGTGCTGACAAAAGCGGTAAAAACCTCTGCGAAGATCGTCTTACTAGCAGCGAGAGATAATGCGCCAGTCGATACAGGTACGTTGAAAAAAGGTATACGCCTCAAAGCTGAGCGAAGAAAAAGCGGGAAGTGTGTCTATCAAATCGGCATTTTTGGAGCGTCCGGCGGTGGCGAAGAGTTTGTAAAGCACAGTTCCAAGGGTAAACGATCCTTTTATCCGGCATCTCAGGAATATGGATGGACTGATGAATACGGCCATTACCACCCGGGATACAGATATCTGCGAAATGCTGCCGATCGAAACACAGAAAGGGTGCACACGAGCATACTTCAGATTCTTGGCGAAGAACTGGACAAATTGAGGTGATGATATGGATTTTGAAGAGGGGCTAACGGCTGAGTTGTCTGCGGTCGCGGGCTTGGCGGGGAGAGTCTTCCCGATAACGGCCCAACAGGGAGTACAGGTGCCGTATTTAACCTACAACCTGGGGGGCAATGAGCGATTGCAGTATCTTGGCGGACACGACGGTCTCGTCCAATCTCAGTATCAACTTGATTTGTACCATTCGAGCTATGCGAATCTGAAAGCAATAAAGAAGGCGGTCATAGCAAGTATCAAGTCATATGTCCAACGAAATATCGGGGGTAGCGGTCCATATATCCAACAAGTCGAGATCCTTAACGAATTCGAAACCTATGAGGAGAGCGTAAAGCTATTCAGGGGGATTATTGAGTTTGCCGTCCATTATGATGAATAGGAGGGATGTAATTTGCCTGCGAATAGAACCATTGGCACCACGCTTTCTAAGGGCGGTGTCACCATCGGCTCATTGACTAGTATTTCTTCGCCTGAAAAAAGTACAGATGCCAAAGAGGTAACAACGCTCGATGTATCTGATGGCTACAAGCGGTTTCTACCTGGCCTCAAAGATGGCGGGGAAGTTACAGTCAAGGGCTATTATGACAGTGCTGACGCGGGGCAAGCGGCAATTGATGCAGCTTTTGAGGCGGGAATCCAGGATACCTATATCATAACTTTCCCTGCAGCAATTGGGGCGACATTTACTTTTAATGGCATTATTACCAAGTATACGCCAGGTGAAGCAAATCTTGAGGATCCCATGAGTTTTGAGTTAACGCTCAAGGTGTCAGGCAAGCCCACGTTGGCATTGACTGCTTCGGGTGGTTTGACTGCTTTGGTTCTTTCTGGGACAGCAGGGGTGTTATCGCCTGCGTTCAATAATGCTAAATACGCATATTCCTGGTCGTTCACCACCGATGCGAGTATCACAGTCACGCCAACTGCCGCAAATCACACCATCAAGATGTACGTGGATGATGTTTACGTGGCGGATGTGACTTCTGGCTCGGCATCAGTAGCTATTGCCGGTTTTTCCGCTGGAACAAGCAAGAAAATTACCCTTATCTGTTACGAGGCCGGGAAGAGCCCGAAGACCTATACCGTTGTTGCCGTCAGAACATCTTAATTTTGATTAAAAAGAAGGGGCTGCCGAATGGCGGCCCCTTCAATCTTAAATTGGAGGATGACGTTATGGCCAAAAAATTTGTGCCAATCGAACTCGATAAAACCCGTAATCTTCGTTATGGCATGGTTGCGTTAATGAAATTAGAAAAGAAGTTGGGTAAGCCCTTTGCTAAGATTGATTTTGAAAACGAAATGACTTATGAAGAAATTGCAGCAGTTATCTGGGCTGGTTTAGTCCATGAAGACGCAGAACTTACTCCGGAAAAGGTTGCACAACTCATTGATGATTACAGTGATATTCCAACGGCCCTAGCGGCCATGGGCGATGCCATGCAAGAGGCATTTGGGGAAAAAAACGCTCAAAGGACGGCGGAACAGAACACGGAGAATGGGATTGGAACACAGCGTTAAGAAACGCCGTCCAATGTGGGCTTTTCCCCGATCAGTTCTGGGAGCTGACACCGGCAGAACTAAATTTGATCATCGAAGTCTATGTGGAGAAGAAGAAGGATGAACGCAAAGCAGATATAGTATCTGCTTTTTATTCTGCTTATTTTTCAAGACTCAAAACACTTTCTGGGTCTGACTTAGAAACGGTTCTTAAAAGCATTGATGAGGCTGAGCAACAGGAAATCATGTCAGATGAAGAGATGTTTGCAAGGGTTAAGAGATTAAGTGCTAGCCTTGGGGGGTGAAAAACATGGCAATAATCAGAAACATCCTTGTTAGGGTGGGTGCAAATATCACCTCAATGCAACAGAATCTTGCCAAGGCTCAAGCAAGCATAGATAAATTTTCTCAGCAGTCCAATGTGCATATGAAGTCATTTTCCACAGCCGTGAAAGGCATGACTGATGGCACCAGGATGAATATGGCTGGAATTGCAGGTTCCTTAACTATGGGCAGACTTGGCTTTGTTGCACTCACAGCTGCCGCGGTAGGGTCATTTGCGATTATCAGTAAAAAGTCGATCCAGTCGGCCATGGACGTTGTCGAAAGTGAAAACCTCTTCGAGGTTTCTATGGGCAACATGGCTGACGCTGCGCGTAAATGGAGTGATGATCTGCAGGCATCTCTTGGGCTGAATGCCTATGAGGTCCGGCAAAATGCAGGCATGTTTTACAACATGACCACCTCAATGGGGCTTGCGAGAGATAAGGCATACGAAGTTTCCACCGGAATCACGAAGTTGGCTTATGACATGGCCAGTTTTTACAATGAGAGCTATGACGAGATGTTCCAAAAGCTCTCATCGGGATTGTCGGGTGAAATGGAACCCCTGCGGCGGTTGGGCGTCATTGTCAGTGAGACTGTGGTCCAGCAATACGCATATGCTCACGGAATAGCCGCAGTTGGGAGTCAATTAACTGAGGCTCAAAAAGTTATGGCCCGCTACGGTGTGATTATGGAATCGACAAAGAATGCCCAGGGCGACCTTGCGCGAACCATAAATAGTCCCGCAAACCAGCTAAGGATACTGCAGACGCAGCTCAAACTTGCCAGCATTAATTTGGGCAACGCTTTCATGCCCCTGGTTCAGCTGGTGCTACCGGTGCTGGTTAACTTCGCCAAAGGCCTGGTAGCGGTGACCAATACTTTTGCCCAGTTTATGCGGGCGTTGTTTGGGAGCAATTCGGCTCAGGCGCAAAATGCTCAGGCTGCAGCTAACGCGGCTGCGGCTCAGACGCGATTAGGCAATGCGGCCAAGGCTGCCGGAGACAAGGCAAAGAAGGGCGTAGCAGGGTTCGACCAGCTGAACATGCTGCAAGAAAATATGGCGGCCAGCGCCCAAGATGCGGCTGATGCTATGGATGCGGCTACAACACCATTGCCGGCCAAACAGGACAGTAGCGTAGGCCTAGTACCCGAAGGAGTTATCGATGCGGCAAATAAGGCTAGGGCGGTAATCGATAGCATTAAGGAGGCTGCGAATCAGGCGTGGGCGTATCTCCAAAGAGTTTTTGGACCCCCGTTACAGCAAGGTCTTTTAGCGGTTCAGCCTGTGGTAGCATGGTTTCAAACTAATGGACTGCCCTTGGTCCAATCGTTTGGGCGCGGTGTGGCACAAGTTTTTCAATCGATCCTTGATGCGGCAGGACCGATATTCAATGCTCTCTGGAGCGATGTGATATTGCCGACTCTGCAGGTCATTTCACAAGTAACAGTCGATACCCTTAATACCATCAAGGGCTTTTGGGATAAATGGGGAGCGGACATTGTTTTAGGGGTTACGGGTTTTATTAGCAGCATTAAAGATGCTTTTATTGGCCTCTGGAAAAACTTCCTTGGACCTATAGTAACCAATATGTTAATGGAGTTAAGGTGGCTATGGGATAACCACTTAAAAGGTATAGTCGAAGCGGCAGCCAATTTGGTCGGGGCATTGGCCACTGATGCGATGGACATTTGGAACAAGTTTATTTCCCCATTAGTCGGTTTTTTGGTTGAAACGCTGGGCCCAATGTTCGCAAGTATATTTAGCTTTATCGCTGATGTGGTTGGAACCAACATAGGCGTTGTCGCAGATGTGGTAAAAGGTGTAGTTAAGGTCCTTCAGGGGGTAATTGATTTTGTTACTGGCATCTTAACCGGTAATTGGGATAAAGCTTGGCGAGGTATAGCAGGGATATTTAGTGGGGTATGGGAAGGCATGAAGGCTATTCTCAAGGGCGCTGTTAACACGATGATTGACTTTGTCAACTTCCTTATTAGGGCATTGGACAGGATCCAGGTGGATATTCCGGATTGGGTTCCCCTGATTGGTGGAACGCATTTTGGAATCGACATTCCACAAATCCCTAAACTCAAGCTTGGCGGCATAGTAACTTCTCCAACTTTAGCGATGATCGGTGAAGCTGGGAAAGAGGCCGTGGTTCCTCTCGAAGATACTTCTTTTGTGGAGTCTATCGGTAACGCTGTTGGCTCGGCGGTAGCTGCGGCCATGTCTCTCAATCGTGCCACTGCCCAGGGCACAAGTGAACGGAATGTTCCCGATACTTTGGTCCTGAAAATTGGAGAGACTGAATTTGGGCGGATAGCGATTCGTGCGATCAATAACTATCAACGTCAAACGGGTGCTAGTTTGATAGTTATATAGGAGGCGAACAATGCTCATCAAGATAAACGGTACAGAAATACCAGCATATCCTACGGACTTTTCTGTCACGACGCTAGACATTGACAATGCCGACTCAACCACCAGAACGGCTGACGGAACGCTCAATCGGGATCGTGTAGCTGTTAAGCGCCAAATAGAAATGACATGGACCATGCTTGATTGGGCTACCATGTCAGCCGTTCTTAAAGCCATGAGCGATGTATTCTTCGATGTTTATTATCCGGATCCGATGGATGGCGATTATGCTACACGGACATTTTATGTCGGTAACCGACCTGCACCATTCGCGCTTAATAAAAATGGCACAATCTATTGGAAGGATCTCAAGGTGACTTTAACAGAAAGGTAAGGCAAAAAAAAGGGGGGGGGGGGGACGGGGATTGTATTCCGT